GGATTCAACACCGAGCCGAGCTTTCTAACGAGGAGCAGATCCAGTTTGATGATATGGAGCTGAAAGGCAACGCCAAACCCGAAAACGACCGTAGAAAGGGAAAACGGCGAAGATCTATCAGGCAGTTATGGCGCTTCTTAGCCTCCAAGTAGGGGGGAAACGGTGACGGTTTTCGGTGCAGATCCGACCCGTCGACTTACTGCAGTCAGGGAGTTGTCGAGCTGTTCTGTGCATCGATGATAGCCTGAACCCAAGCGTCGTAAGACTCCGTAGTCGTGTAGTCTGGTCCCGGTGTTGATCCAGCTCCGGGTTCATATCCTCCTCCGAAGTCTGGAAGGTTGATGTTCAACACATTCTCGATCAGATCAATAGTTCCCCAGAGAGGACCGCGACGAGCTGCATCCCAAGCAGGTTCGATTGATCCTTCTCGATAGACATTCCAAGACTCTCTAACAACGGTTCCCTGCGCAACCGCCGAATCGAGCTGGTCTTTGAAATCCGTGATAATATCGATCCCCTCCTCCACCTTGGGCGGAATCCACTTGAAGCCTAGATAACCAGCTACGATCGTAAGAATGAGCATTAGGCTCGTATTGTCGTTGATCAGGGCGATGATAGGATTAGCTATATTCCTGAACGAATAGCTCGCCGCCGCCATCTCTAGAGCGTGTCTTTCAGTTTCCTGCAGTTCAATTCTATGAACGATCACTTCGTCAGGCTTGCGTTTTGGCATCAGAATAACTCCAGGGATTAGGACTCAAGCTCAAAACCACCTAGACGAACGCCAAAATCATTCGCTGACGCGGCGGTGACGGGCATAACTGCGACCGAATAGTCGGGAGGCACGATGAATAGAGTAGGAGAGGATCGTTGCCAATTCCCAAAGAGCGAGAAGGGCGACGCTATGGTTCCGACTGACCCCTCAATATTTCCATGGAGCATAACGATCGCTCCGGGTATGTCGGCCATCCCCAGAGTTCCGTCGAGGTTGTGGCCCGGTGGCACTGTGACCAGAGTATAGTATTCGCTCGCATCCCCCGACCAGAATTGGCCGACCGTAAAGAGGACGGGCTTATCTCGCGCCGTGAATACCTCCCAGAGTTTCTGGTTATCCGATCCGCCGACCGGGATTCCCCCTTTCGATTGAAGGTATTTTCCAAGTTTGAACATGCTATCACCGCTTTTCAGCCCAACGCACGATCTCCCTCATTCTCTTTACGCCCATTAGCTCACAGTCGAATAGGAGCTTTGCCGCCTTTTTTACTGCCGCTTTCTCACTAGCAGACATAATCTTGAGTCGAGCCTTAGCCCGCTTCGATAGCGCCATTATGCATCAGTCCTGAACACGCATCGCGTGTTCAAGGCAATAGGCACACGCGCGATTTGAAAAGTTCCGGTATCGACTGCCGGATCGTTAGGGGTCACGCTCCCGATCGGAGTTCCCGACCCATTCAGAAAATAGACGGGGGACGAAAAGTTCGCGGAGTTATTCCCCCCCATGCTGAATGCGTGGGTCACGGTCCGACCTTGCAGAGTCTCGCCGATCCCCAATCCCGTTAAGACGCTAACGAGCGTGTGTTCGCCCGCTCCGCTAGGAGTGACCGAGAATACATGATACTCGCCGTTAGAACAGGCTACAGAGAGTGAAACCTCCCTATCGCTGGTAGCATTGGCCATAGCGATGACCTGATCTCCGGACACTAGCGTTTTCGGGTATGGTAGAGGAGAAGGCAAACCTTGACCAGAGCTAAGGCCCGAAACGGGGAGTGCAATTTTTATCTTACCGGCAGATCTCACAAAGCAATAAGTCATGTCATTTTCGGCGGCTATTCCTGCTGAAAAGACGACGGAGCTTGAAAGGCTCTGAGTCGCGAAGGTTCCTGCAGACTGCTGACTCCCTACGAATTCTTGATCTGTGTAAATCTCCTCCTCGGCGGCTTCCGCCAAATCGGTTCGAGCTAGCGGGACTACCCCGCCACCCCTCATTATGAGTTGTCCGTATGCATCTACATCAGCCATACTGGATCACCTCAAAGTTTGATGCCCGCTCCTAGGGCAGGTTTCATTATATTGCGGTTAATGTTGTTGATCGGCTTTCGGAGTAGGCGCTTCCCGATACGGAAAGTGATTGAAGTCGCGAAAGCGGCGAGGGCCATCGGTGCGAGGTTGTTTTGAAAGTTAGAGGACATGGTAGCGATAGCGAGGCCGGGACTCTGCATCATATCAGCAAGAGAGATCTGGCCAGCACCTTGAACCACCATAGACGAAGCGCCTAAGCCCGCATCATGGACGGAAACCTCCTCAAGATTCCCCTCCCCGGTTATGAGGCCGATCGGAGAAGTCCCCGCAACGCCTTCGGTCAATATTGTTGCATACACATACGCTTCAAGAGCATTGATCACGCTAAAGCTCTTTCTTGAGCGTCGGCGCTTGGTCTTTCTTCGGGCCATCGAGTCTTAGGGCGGGACTAGACCCCTTATGATAGTTAGGTCGCTCCTGGTCCCCTTCGGGGATCAGGGAACGCCCCTCTCAGAAAAGGTTCCGTCAGCATTTCGAGCGATGTCGATCGGGCCTTTGTTCAAATTCGCCGTGAGCATTTGAGCTATAGCGGCTTGGATCGGATTTATCGGTTCTGGGAGTTGCATCTCCCCGGATAATACAGCTCCGATAGCCTTCGCAATTCGTCCGTCTAGATCTTCTACTGCATCAGCTAATGCAAAAGAGAGTTGTCGGATCGCCCAGAGAGTAAGCAGGGCATTGAAAATCAGTAATCCGATAGCTAGTTCCTCAAACATACTTGACGCGACCCCGAACCGGACCTTAAACACTCGGATCAGAGAGATAGAGAGAGAGGATCAGGTATTGATCTACTACTACTACTGATAATTACATAAAATGATGCAATCTTACATAATTACTAAAGGGGGGAGGTCGCCTAGGGTGATCGGAGGCAGGTCAGCGCGGCATCGAGTGCATCCCACACTAGGCGAGACGCTGATCTGCTTCCACTTAAAGGACTGTGTTAATGTGAAAGTGAAAGTGAGAATTCAAGGATCTGAAGAAGAATGCAAGTTGATGAAGTGTCGCTTCTGTGGCGGTAGGGGCTATCTGCGTTGGTGCAAATCAGGGCGGTGCGGAGAGAATCATAGAGTGTGGGCTCGTAACCGAAGGAGGCGGAGATCGTGAAGAAGGTCGCCCAGATCGAAGATAGTTGGGTTTGGCCCGACTCGGTTCAAGAGTTCGTTAAGGATCATATCGAAGGCCATTCTCTCAATATCTGCGCTGGTAGATCTGAAGTCGGAGATGTTCGCGTCGATCTTGACCCCCAGAACGCCGAGGTTCAGAAAGCGGATATGAGGGATCTTCCATTTGACGACGAGTCATTCGATACAGTCATCATCGACCCTCCTTGGAAATTAGGATATTACCAGAGATTCAAACCGTTCTATGAAGCTGTTCGAGTGTGCAAAGTCGGCGGTCGGATCATGTATAATGCGACATGGGTTCCGCATTCCGAACAGTGCAAGCTCGATTTCGTCGTCGTCCGTCGTGACTCTCATTGGAGTAATGTTTCCGTGATCTCGGTTTTCCGGAGGGTTTCAAATGGAAGTTGAAAACCCATTCACTCCCCCTGCAGGTAGGATTCTTGATTTCCTATCCTACGGCGGCGGCGTTCAATCTACAGCTATGATCATGCTCGCCTTAGAGGGAACGATCAAGCGTCCCGATTATGTCGTCTTTGCCGACACTGGATCCGAAATGCCCCATACTTACGAGCTAGTCGAGGTGATGAAAGATAAGTGCCTGACTGCAGGTCTCGAATTCGTGACCGTGAAGGCAGATCAACCCCTGCATGAGCGTTATCTTGAGAGGGGAGGAGTTCCCGTTATCGGCATCCGATCATGCACCGGGACATGGAAAGTTGAACCGATCAATCGCTTCATGCGTTCTAAGGTCGGCATGGGTCGAGGTCGAGTTCTAGCTCGCTCATGGATCGGAATAACCACCGATGAAAGGCGGCGAGCTACGCCTTCCAATAATATGTGGGTCGAGCGAAAATATCCTCTCCTCGATGCGTATATGAGCCGTGATGATTGCATTCATTACCTGAAGAAGCACGAGATCTTCGCGAAGAAATCGGGATGCTTTCTTTGCCCCTATCAGCACGCCCAACAATGGTCAAAGCTCAAGCGAGAACATCCGGATCTCTTCGACCTAGCTCTAGAGATCGAGCGAAAGGCGAAAGCGACTAGAGGATTCACCGGGGGACTCTGGGGATCCTCGAGATCTATCGAGGCGTTCAACCATGACGCAACCCTATAGGACTTCGGTTTCGATATAGGCGTAGAGTCTGAAACCTGCGCTGTTGAAGGGAGCTGTTTCATTTGAGTTCTCGGATAACTACGATCAGCCTCGACGAGAAGACGGACAAAATCAAAGATCGCATCCCTAATTTTTCTAAGTTTGTTCGTCAGTGCTTGCTTAGATGGGATGCCCTGAAGAGATCCCCCGATTGCCCGGTTGAGCGTTTAGGTCATCCTCTGGTCGGCAATCACTGCGTGCCAGCACCAACCCGAATATGCCTCAAGCATTGGCCCCATGGATCCCCCCGGAGGGAGGATTGGCGCGAGTTCCGAAACATGATCGAGTTCGACGAGTTTCATCAGGATAGAGACCGACTCCTTCAGGCATGGGAATTCCTAGAGGATTTCAATTGCCCGGAGGAGTGGATTCAACACCGAGCCGAGCTTTCTAACGAGGAGCAGATCCAGTTTGATGATATGGAGCTGAAAGGCAACGCCAAACCCGAAAACGACCGTAGAAAGGGAAAACGGCGAAGATCTATCAGGCAGTTATGGCGCTTCTTAGCCT